TTTTAAGAGACATAGGAAATCCGGGACTTGTAGAAGAAGATATAGTATTAATTGCTTCATAAGAATGTAAACATTGCTTAACTGACAACGTCACTCTATAGTCCTCATGTGGATACATATGCTTAGTTATTAGAACTTCGTACGAATTAACAGCCCTCCTCAATTTAACTACATCAATAAAAACTGGTAATCTATTATACTTCTGTATAGCAATTAATCCAGGATCCAGCTCAACTCCTTCTGGAGTAGTAAACTTATGCAGTTTTGCGGGGAAATGTTCAACTTTGCGAAATGGGTCTGGCAATTGTCCAAATATTCTAGATTTGACAATAGAAGAACGGGAAGCTGAAGACACAGTGTGCGTCGGAGCAATATCATGTGTCGGTTCCATACTTCCTTGAGCTTCAGCTGGTCTGTCTATTAGAAAAGAAGGTATAATTTCATCGTCGAATATCTTTGATTTCGGAAAAGATTCTTCCAATAATAATTCAACCCACTCCTTTAAGATAATAGAAGAGGCACCATAACCGTCACCTCCTGCAACATGCATTCCTAATATGAAGCGACTGTTGAATTGTGTAACGTTATTGAGAAACAACATGGATCCACAGGCTCCTAAAGAGTAAGATCCTGCATATCTCCAGACATTTTCTAGTTCATAGTAAGGTTTGCCTTCTTCCCAATCAGCTGTAACAACTTGATGATTAGCTGAAATAGATTGCATGTAATCAAATCTGACTGCCAGAGATTTATCTTGCATATGAAAACTACTAAACATACCAGTAGACATAGCACTTGATCTTTGAAGAACTTTATAATCTTCGACCGAAATAAGATATTTAAATAAACCTACCGAATTCAAATGAGAACTTGGTATTGTGAAGAGACAACAATCGTTTGAAGCCGAATCTTCACTAACTCTAAAAGAAGCAAAAACATCTTCTAACGAACAATAATAAGTCGTACTCTTACAAGAAGTGGTAAACATCAACTTCATACCTGTATATTCCTTCGAAGCATAAGTGTTATGCCATTTGTAAAGAAAATGCAGTGGAACAGCAAAAACCTGTCCTTTTATATTCCATGAATGACCATATCTAATATAGACTGGTTTACCCTCAACTTCTTTGACTACATACACTATAAAGAAGTATTTGTTAATTACTCGTTTTAATACATCATTTTGATTAACATTTTTACCAAGTACTTCTATATCAATATCTGGAAGTTTGTTATTCATGAGAAGAGAAGAATCTAGTTGAGGCGCTTGAGCTCTCATTGTGAGTGTTGTAGCTCTATCTCCCAATTTAACAATTGTGGGTTTACCTACTTTATTTCTATCCCTAGTTAAATCCAGAGATTGTGAAACCATGCTCTTAGAAACATCTTTGGATGCTTTAAAGAACCAGTAAATTAGAGAAGATGAGACCAAACCAAATAATAGAATGGGTAGTTTATACCTATCTAAAATATCTCTTATTATTTTTCCAAACCTTTTGATTTTGTCCAAACCTGAGACTCCTTGATTTTTAATCTCCAAGGAAGTTCCTGTTAGAGGATCACAAGCATGATTATCCCTATGTTCCATAATTTCTACGAGATGTTTCATAAATCCTACGTAATTTTTATCAAGGAAATAATGCATGAGTTTTTCTTTTTGTTTGTCAGTACACGATTCATAAACTAAAATATAGGAATCAAATTCTCCATGTACCAACAGAGAACCACGTATTTTGCAAATTTGATTTAAATACTCATGACCTAAACTCATCCTTTCATCAAAACTAAAATTATCCAACAACATAGTTAATTGTGGAAATATATTTGGATGTGAGTCGAAATATTCAGAATCATCATCTCCTCCTTGAGCCTGAGCTATAGGATTCAAAGTTTTAAATTGAAGGTGAGAATAATTCTTAGTATTAAACCTAGCTCGTAGAGCTGTAGCAGTACTTAATCTCAGGTTCTTCTCAACGAACCTATTTGAGTAATAGTTTCGAATTCTGGACTGATGTGAAGTAACTATCAATTCTACTACTTGAGCAATAGATTGATTAAACCTTTCTTCTTCATTGTCTCCATTTCTAAT